TTCAGCTCACGCCATTCCTCGCGCACTTCCTCGCGGGCGAAGATTCGATTGCAAAGGCGAGAGATCACTTGGCTGTTGATGTCGATGAAGAATTGAATCGATGTATCTTGCGTCGTGTCGGTCGGCGCGACGCCCATAAGCATTTTTGCCTCGGACAACGTCATCAAATCAAACGTCGTCGCCGGGGTCAGGACTGTAACGATGCGATCGGCCATCTTGATTCTCGTCGGCGAATTGCTACGCTCATCGCGTCATCAGCCGAAGATGACGCGCCGCAGGCCAAATTCCAGATGGAGCCCACGTCTCCTTTGCCCGCGGCGCACCTTCACTCCGGTGTCGTTTCCCGCTGAAATTGCTGGAACAACTCACGTAATTCGAGCGGCGGTCCGGTACTGCCGTCAGTCATGACCGGCGTCGCAACGTAGCGGGCGCGATCGATCTGCCATGTATTCATCCTCGGCGCCCGCTCGCCTCGCTCGCCTTTTTCGCCGCGCTCGCCACGCAAGCCGGATTTTCCTTGCCTAGCCGACAGCTGCCAGCCGTCTCCGGGACACGGGCCGGGATCATCGCGCCGGGCAATGAACAGACCACCGTCAAGCGCCACAACATCGAGTGCCTTGTAGCTCAATGTCGCCTCATACGTTCCCCGCAGATTCATCGACCGGCCATCGCGGCCATCACGCCCGGCCACACCCGGTGCCGCGAGGCAAACCCAATCGTCGGAGGTGACCGGCCGACCGGTGTCGCGCAGAGCTTGCCACGTGCCGCCCGCATGAATGACGACTGCGCTCTCGTAGTGGACGCGCCCATCTTTCCACGGCTCGGCAACGCGCAGCGTTCCCGTGTCGCCCTTGTCGCCCTTCAAACCTCTCTCGCCCTGCGTGCCGAGCACACCGGGAGGGCCTTTTTCGCCGGCCACTCCGGTGGCGCCTCTCTGTCCTGGCTCGCCTTGAAGGCCCGGACGGCCATCCTGGCCCGGTTTCCCGATTTCACCTGGATAACCTCGCTCACCTTGCGGGCCGGCCAAACCCTGCGGCCCGGCTGGGCCGGCCGCACCGGCAAGCCCGGGCGGTCCTGCGATGCCCGTCTCGCCCCTGGCCCCCGCCTGCCCATCTGCTCCGCGCGCGCCGTCGAGGCCGCGCTCGCCTTGCGCTCCTTTTTCGCCAGGATCGCCCTTCAAACCGGCGGCGCCGGCTTCACCTGGGTCGCCCTTGGCTCCCGGCACCCCTTGGGGCCCCGCCGGTCCTGCTGGCCCTGGCTGACCATCCAATCCTGGTGCGCCGGCGTCGCCCTTCAGCCCCACCGGTCCTGGCGCGCCGTCGTCGCCTTTCAGGCCGCGCTCACCGGCCTCGCCCGGCAGCCCTGGCTCGCCCTGACTGCCTGCTGGCCCATCACCTCCACGAGGACCGATGCCCCCGCAAGGACCGATCGGACCCGGCGGCCCGGCAGTTCCTTGAGGCCCTGCCGGCCCTGGCAGGCCGCGCTGACCTTCCGGCCCGATTGGCCCGGCTGGCCCGACCTCTCCCGGCTCGCCCCTGGCACCGTCGGCACCATTGCGCAGCGTCGCGATGTACGCACGCACTTCCTCGCGCAGGCTCATGATCTCGGCGCGCATCTCGGCCACGACCGCGCGCGACTGCTCGACGAGCGCACGCGTTTGCGCCTCGATCAGAGCGCGCTCGCGATCCCATTGGTGCCGCTGATCAGCGAGCACCTCACCGAGCGCCTGGTGCCAGGCGTCAAGCATTGAATCGTTTACGGGAGTATCTGAGAATTTCTCGTGAGCTGTCCCGTTTGATGACATTTACGTATTCCGCTTGTTTGTCCTGGCCATTCCCATTACCATTCGATAGTTTAGGCTCTGCCGGTGCAGGCGGTCCGCCGGGAGGACCGGGCGCAGCTGGTGCTGCTGGGCTTGATTTTGACGAAGGTATCGCACCGGCCGCGCTTAATGGGACCACCTGGGCCTGTACTCGCGGCTCATTCCCGCTCTTCACCGCGGGCAAGCCTTCAAACTGTCTGGCTTCGTTAGGGCTGTATATTCCACCCTGGACTCCACGGGCGAGCGCCTCTATTCTTTCCTTCTGATTTGACCGCAGTAACGCGGCAGTATCCAGCTCGACATATTCATCTGGCTGGCCATCTAGCGCGAAAAGCACGCCAAATGCTTCTTCAATATGATTTAGCAAAAACCCCAACCCAGTTGAAATCCAGAACTGCATCAGCGCTTCGGTCGAGCCGAGCGGCGCGCCGCCCAGGCCGAGGAGCTGCATCGGCACGCGAAACACCATGGCGATGTGCTCTTCGGAAATCTTGAGCATCTCCGCGAGCTGCGCATCACGGCCGCCGATCGTCCACGGCTGCATCTTCAGACCGTGCGTAAGGATCGGCACGCCGCCCGCCGCCGCGCCTGTCGTGACTTCGTTCAACCGGTCGCGGAGGTCCTGGACCTTGTCTTTGTCCAGGACCATATCGGTTGAAACGACTGCGCTCGGCCGCGCCTGATTTTGATAAAACCCCATCTGCTGAGTTGCGATTGCCTCGCTGAGGCCGACATCATTGAGCGCCGCGAGCAGCGGCGTCTGGCCCCACAACGGAAACGGATATCGCCGCGAGCGATCGACGTGCAATCTGATATGCAGGACATCACGCGCCGGCACGATGAGCGGCTTTTCGTCGAGGCGCCGCGCCATCACCTGATTGCCGTAGAGCCGATAGAAGACTTCGCCGTCAACCGAGAGCTGCGGCCGCGACAGCCACGAGTCCATCAGGTGCAATTCGTCAATCTCGTAACGATCATTGCGCAGCGCGAGCGCATACGCGTTGCCTTCCAAATAGACTTGCCGAACCGCATTGAGCAGAAAGTCGCTGATCGATTGGTAATCATTTGGTTGTTTGAGAACACGCGACAGCGACGATGTCGTGACGCGGTCGCGCCCGCCCTTCGCATTGAGGCGCCAGTGTGTGCCGGGACACATCGCCGCCGTCTGCGAGTATGCGGAGATACAAGCCTCGACCACAGCCGATGAGGTGCTCCACGGCTGCACATTTTGACCGAGTTGCCAGAAATTACTCGCCGAGCCGTTCGGGAGCCAGCCGCCGCTGTAGCGCAGATAGTAGGGCCCTGGCCGGAAGGCGCCCTCGACCGCACGCAAAACGGTGCGCAGTGCACCGCTGACGAGATCGCGAGCGCCCACAAGATTTCACCCCTTCAAGCGTGATGGGCCGTTGGCGGCGGCGCTGGCGTGCCAGCCGCCTGCTTGGCCGTGACCTGCCGGGTCTGGTATCCGCCGCCCGGCTTTGGCTCCATTTGCTTTGCGACCGGCGTCAGCTGCAGAAACGGGTCAGGATCGGAGCCGTCCGGTTCGTGCTCGGTGAAATGCGCGCCCAGCGCAGCCAAATCGTTTTCTTCCTGCGTGGGCGTCGGCTTCCCTTTCATCCGCGCAGCGTATTCCTCGCGCGAGCGTTCGAGGCGCTTGCGGTCTTCCGCGAGCTGCCTTTCGGCAGCTTCGTTCCTGGCCGATTTTTCCTCTGTCATGGCATTGCTCCTGCTTGCTGGGTTGCGTTAGACTCTGAAGTGAGGCGGCAGTTGGACGCCAGAATGAAGGTGAAGCCCAGGCTTGCCTTGCGCCCGATTTCTCGCCGCCTCACTGTTCCTTGAACCGGTTTAACTCCAGGTCGCCCCGGTAAGGGTCACGATCGTTCCAGCGCGCCGCTGTAACCAGTTTAGTGGCATCACCATTCTTAAGGCGATACTATCTGTCTGAAACAGCGAACGCTGCGGCGCAGCCACGACGGCAGGCGATCCAGAAGACACCAGATCCAGGGGCGCTGTGTCTTCCATATGGAGGGTCGCCTGATCCGAGATTTCGAGCCGCGGCGCTTCACCACCAATAACAACAAAATCAGACGCGTCGATCAAAGTCATGGTGTTCATGGCAACCGTAGTTGAGTCGATGTATGGGACACCATTCAATGTACCGCGCCCGATTTCCTCGCGGAACGGGAATATACCGGTGTTTGGCGCCGACGCCAGCGAAGCGCCAAACAACATGCCGGGGTTTATCAACCACACAGGCTTTCTCACATTGCCATATGTCCCGGCGACCAGCGCTTCGCCCATCTGTTTTAGATCGCCAATGAGCGCAGCAAGGCCGCCACCCGCTGTGCCAGTGAGTGGAGTGAGGCCATTCAGCAGCCCGGCTGGACGGATGGTCGTAGCCGCATTACTATCGATCAAAACAGTATCGATAGCGATCGAAGTATCCACCTGCACGGCCTCTCTTAACAGGCCTTCAATTGCAGGTATACTATGATCGTTCATTTCGCGGGTCCAACTGGAAATTACGGCAACTTTCTTGGGCGTTAACGTCTGCGACGTGAACATACCCTGCCGAACCGGGATTGCCAAACCCTCGCCGACAAACGATCCGGCGAGCGTCGGCGTTCGCGAACGAGTTGGGATAATGATGCGCCCGGCGTTGCCGAAACTAAGCGTCATACCATATGACGCCAGCCGCGGCAGTATCGAATTTGGCACCAGCAAATCCATGAAATCAGTATATATCTGATGAACAAGCTCTGCTGCCCATCCGGTGACTGTAGTAAGAGCCGGCGCTGACGGCGCACGCAAAATCAGATTGCATGCCTCACGCGTAACCTCGTCGTTATAGCGGCCGCCGTCGATTTTCTCCCGGACTTCGTCAGTGAGCCGTCCGGTATTTTTCTGGAAATAGGCCACGACAGCGGCGCGGGCCAGATAATCGATCGCGCCTAGCTCCTTTTCCTCCTTCTTGCGCCGAGGCAGCGCACCGGGCAGCTGATCTTCCCTGGCGTATGCCGTCGAGGACGTCAGCGCGAGCGCCCGGCTCGTGCTGACATTGCCACTGCCATTGTCCGCGGTGCGGCCGAGGAGCTTCTCGGACTCGATCAACGCGGCGTGCTGCTTGTCGAGCTGCTCGATCTTGAGATTGTACTGCTTGGTCAACTGATACTCGGCATCGGTGACATCGGTGTCATCGAGATTGTCGAGGTGAGCCTGGAGAGCGTCCTTGTTGTTCCGGAGCTGCTCTTCGAGGGTCGTGATACGCTGAGCGAGCGACATTTGCGCGCCCTTTCCGTTCGAGTAATTGATGGTGGCGTGCTTGCCAGTGAGTCCGCTGCGCCTGACCACGCCTTCATTGCCGTGCTTGGCGAAGACCTGATTGAGCAACCGCGGAGAAATGTTGAGCGACTTGGCGATAGCCAGCGCATTGGGATTAGCCGGGACCGCCACCAGCGAAGCCTCGACAAGGTGAGGCCGCAGATAGCGCAGGCCGCCTGTTGACTTGCCGTCCGCATTCTTGAGCGGCTCGCTTTGGAGATCGCGAAAGCCGACACTGACGGCCTTCAGAATACCTTGCTCGACGAGCTTGCGGATTTCGTTCACTCTTGGCGACGTGTTCTTGTCCGCCAATTGCAGCCTGCCGCGCAGAACGTTGCCTTCGACGCGGACGTCCTGCCAGCGGCCTATGATGAAGTTTGGATTATGGTTGAAGAGAGCTATGGGATTTTTTTCGTTCGTAAACTCGCTCAAATCCCATCCGGATGTTTTGATAACATCGCCCATCCGATCGACCGCGTCATCGCTGAGAACGTACTCCGAGTCGCGCACCGGCTCAGCATGAGTTTTGCGGATGATGTCCTTTGCCTTGCGATTTTCCCATGCGGATTGACACACATCCTGCGCCGCGTCCTCGTCCACATCACTATCGGATGTCACCTGATCGACGCAGCGGTCCATGAAATCTTCTTGGCTTTCGTCATCATCCGGATCAGGCGCATCGAGGTCGTCAAACTGTTTCTGCCC